TTGGGGAATCCGACTGTTTAATTAAAACAAAGCATTGCGATGGTTATCAATGGATGTTGACGCAATGTGATTTCTGCCCAGTGCTCTGAATGTCAAAGTGAAGAGATTCAACCAAGCGCGGTCCGCCTCTTGCGGGCTACGCGACGTTATAGATTATATATATATTTATAATATATATCAGGGTGCCCATATTCTGACCGTTTACCTGAGGGCGTTTATAGTGGGTTTATAACGGGGGTACTAATGGGGAGAAGACCAGGCAAGGTGGACATCACCAAAGCTGAGGCTATGGAGCGGGTGCTCCACCAGCTGAGCCAAGGTTCGACCATCAAGGCAGCGATGGAGTCGGTCAACCGCAATGAGGTGACCTTCCGCCAATGGACGATGGCTAACCCTGACTTCAAAGAGCGAGCCGACAAAGCACGCCTGGAGGGCAAAGGGGTCAAGGCAGAACTTGCCAACCTCAAGGACATTGCCTTTGAGCAGTTTTCCGAGGAGTTCCTCGATACCAAGCTCTTCCCTCACCAGCAGAACTGGATTGACCTGATTGAGGGCAAGGAGCCCCGCTGGCTTCACCCCTCGATGGTCTACGAGCCAGGAGCTGCCAACCGAGTTCTTATCAACGTTCCCCCTGAGCACGCCAAGTCGACGGTACTGACCATCAACTACGTGACCTACCAGATTGCGACCAAACCGAATGTGAGAATCATTCTGGTTTCTAAGACGCAGGGTATGGCTCGTAAGTTCCTTTCAGCCATCAAGACCAGGCTGAGCCACCCAAGCTGGATAAAGCTCCAGACTGCCTTTGGTCCGAATGGTGGCTATAAGGCGGATTCGCCGACGTGGTCGGCAGATATGATTTACCTGGGTACAGGACGTGACTCAGGCGAAAAGGACCCAACGGTTCAAGCCTTGGGGTTCGGGTCACAGATTTATGGTGCTCGTGCTGACCTGATTATCCTTGACGATGTCGTGATGAACTCGAATGCCCACGAGTGGGAGAAGCAAATTGAATGGCTTCAAAAGGAAGTTATCACGCGTTTGGGACGACACGGAAAACTACTCATCGTAGGAACCCGTGTCGCTCCCGTAGATTTGTATAAGCAGATACGAGAAGGTGGCAACTGGACAGGTGGTAAAAGCCCGTTCACCTATATGGCGATGCCAGCCGTTCTGGAGTATGACGAGAAGCCCGCAAACTGGAAGACGCTGTGGGCGAAGACAGACCGCCCTGAGGGCGAGAATGATGAACCAGATGCCGAGGGACTTTACCCCAAGTGGGACGGACCAGCTCTCTTCACTCGACGAAGCGAAGTGGCTCCTTCTGTCTGGGCAATGGTTTACCAGCAAGAGGACGTCATCGAAGACTCCATCTTCGCGCCAGCAGCAGTTGCCGGATGCGTCAACGGGATGCGAAAGCGTGGACCCCTCAAGCCTGGTGCTCCAGGTCATCCGCAATCCGTCGAGGGCTATACCGTTATAGGGCTTGACCCAGCAATGACGGGTAACACCGCAGCCGTAGCGACAACATACAACAAGGCTGACGGGATGATTTACATACTCGATGCCGTCAATATGACGGACCCGACGCCGATGAAGATTAGGGCGTTGATTGAGGATTGGGTACAGCGGTATAGACCGCAGGAGCTACGCATTGAAATCAACGCACACCAGAAAGCATACGCACTCGACGATGACCTCCGCAACTGGCTCTCGATGTATGGATGCCAGCTCAATTCGCACTTTACTGGCAAGAACAAGTGGGACACTTCTTTTGGTGTTGCTTCTATGGCGAGCCTTTTCGGTTCCCTTCGAGATGGAAGATTTCAAGATAACAACCTGATAGAGCTACCCAGCAACGAGGGCTCTGAGGGTCTCAAGGCTTTGGTGCAACAGCTGATTACGTGGAAGCCAGATACTAGAAACGCAACAGACTGCGTAATGGCGTTGTGGTTTGCCATCATCCGTATCCGCGAGATGATGCAACAAGGCAGTCAGAATCAACGGTGGGTCCAGAATCGCTGGGCTACCAGGTCGCAAACACAGCGCAGAATGTCTATCAATCTTGATGAAGCCTTTGCTGAGCAATGGCAAGATACATACAGATAGGAAACTATGGCACTATCAATCGAACAGGTAGCAGCGCGAGTTGAATCGCTTCGCTACCGAGCAGCAGACAGGGACGCACGCAACCTCGACGTCCTTGCTGTACGTAAGGGTCAGATTGCTAGCGTCTATCCTGACTTCTTTCCAGATGGCGTAGATGCAAATGTCGTTGCTAACTTTGTGGATGTCGTGGCTCGAGACCTCTCGGAGGTTATGGCGCCACTACCGGCGGTCAACTGCAACGCAGCGAACTCGGTTTCTGACCGTGCTCGTAAGTTTGCTGATACGAGGACTCGTATTGCCTCTAACTACTTTGCTCATTCTGACCTCTCTGTGCAGATGTACCAAGGAGCAGACTGGTACATCACCTATGGATTCCTCCCGTTCGTAATCGAACTGGATGATGAAGCAAAACTACCTCGCATCCGCATAGAAAACCCAATAGGTGCTTACCCGGATTTTGACCGCTATGGACGATGCGTAGCTTTTGCCAAACGCTATACGATGACGCTGGGCGAACTCGTCTCACTATTTCCTGAGTATGAGTATGAACTGCTTGGAAAGCTTCGCTACGAGCAGGACCTTACCCAACAGGTTGAGTTAGTTCGCTACTACGACAAAGACCAGTCGATTGTCTACTTGCCAGATAAGGATAACTTGGTTCTTTCCAGGGCTAAGAATCCACTAGGCAAGATGATGATTGTGGTTGCACGCAAGCCATCTGTCGATGGTGAGATGCGTGGTCAATTCGACGACATCATTGGCATCCAGCTCCTGCGTAACCGCTTCGCGCTTCTTGCGATGGAAGCAGCCGAGAAGAGCGTCCAAGCTCCTATCGTCTTGCCGTCCGACGTACAAGAGCTTATGCTTGGTGGAGATGCGGTCATCCGCACCAACTCCCCAGCCGGTGTACGACGTGTTGAGCTGACCCTTCCTCAGGGCGCATTCACTGAGCAGACTTTGCTCAACCAAGAAATGCGTGTGGGTGCACGTTACCCAGAGGGTCGTACCGGAAACATCGACGCATCTATCGTCACCGGACAAGGTGTACAGGCACTTATGGGTGCATTCGATACACAGGTCAAGAGCGCCCAGGCTATCTTCGCTAGCGCATTGCGTGATGTTATTTCCGTCTGCTTTGAAGTAGATGAGATGATTTTCCCAGAGCCAAAGACCATTCGTGGTGTTGACTCCGGTAGCCCATACGAAATCACCTACAATCCACGTAAGGACATCAAGGGCGATTACTCTGCCGATGTTCGTTACGGAATGCTCGCTGGTCTGAACCCAGCACAAGGTCTTATCTTTATGCTTCAGGCTCTCGGTGGAGGACTTATTTCCAAGGACCTCGCTATGCGCGAGCTTCCATTCACCGTCAATGTGACCCAAGAGCTCGAGAAGATTGAAGTCGAGAGTATGCGTCAAGCTTTGCTTGCTTCGCTGACTGCCTACACACAGGCAATCCCAGCGTTGGCTACGCAAGGTGGCGACGTTTCTGACGTTGTACGTAAGATTGCTGCAGTTATCCAAGCCCGTCAAAAGGGCAAGGCTATTGAAGATGCTATTGAAGAAATCTTCGCTCCTGCAGAACAGGTTCCCTCTGCTGGGGCTGCCAACGAAATGGTTGAGCAACCGTCCCCTGCTCCCTTAGGTGCTCCAGTGGAGGGCGCTCTTCCGGCTCCAGGACCAGAAATGGCTCCGGCAGCTGGCGCTCCAGACATCCTCAGCCTTCTATCCAGTATCTCAGGTACGGGTGAAGCCAACGCAAGTGTGAGAACTATTCGACGCCGATAACTTAGGAGGGGACAATGACTACGATTATCGGCATTGAGTATCCAGACCGCAGCCTTATCGTCGCAGACAGCAGGGTTGTTGATGACGCGGGGCGTGTCTATGCCCATCAAGTGATGAAGAAGATTGCCCGCAGAGGAGCAATTCTCATCGCTGGTGCAGGAGAAGTAGCACCGTGCGACATCGCACAGAACATCTGGACTCCGCCGAATGTTACGGCGAGCGCCAAGAAGGACCCGTATCACTTTATGATTACCAAAGTGATGCCATCCCTTCGCAAATGCCTAGTCGAAAATGGATACAACTTCGACGAGGAGAAGAAAGACGGAATGCGATTCCAGTTCCTGATGGCGTGTGGTGGTGAACTCTTCGACATCGACGAGGATTTGTCGGTGATGAAGAATGAAGACAACATCTATGCCATTGGTTCCGGTGGAGCTTTTGCTCTAGGTGCTCTTTATGCTGGCGCAGAACCGCTCAAGGCTATGGAGATTGCTTCCAAGGTGAGCGCATACTCTGCACCTCCATTTTATGAGGAGGTTCAGTACAAGTGAGCAAGTTTACTGAGGCAATGAACAAGGCTTTACAGGTTCTTGCTGAGGAGTTAGAAGACTCAGAGAACCAGATTTGTACAGGATGGGTCCTTGTCAGCGAATGGTCTGACTTTGAGGGAACCAGATACCTGATGACTGATGTAAGCGAGAATATGAATCCCTGGCTTGCCAAGGGAATGCTCATATCCGCTGAAGAATATTCTTATGTACCAGAGGAGAAGTAATGGCTCGAGGTGGCGCTAATGGGGGACCGCAGTACAACCCGGCAAACGTTTCTGCCACTGGTGGAGCAGGACAATCAGGCAAGTTCGTCGCAGAAAAGGTAGCTAAGGCTACTCAACTGCGACCAAGTGGATTCCCGCAAGGAGAGAACAAGGCTTTGGCAGAACAAATGAGCGCAGGTGGCAACGTCGCAAGCACAGCAAGTGCAGCCAACCCAACACCAGAGACGCCAGCAGCCCCTGCTATGGGCGGTCTTGCTGAGTTGATGTCCCAGGTTCAGCCACTTGATGCTGAGCCAACAGAGTATTTACCGATTTCAGACGGTGTTGACTTCGGTGCAGGACGTGGAAGCGAGGCTTTGCCCCCACGATTCCAGCAGGATAACCGTACTATTGAGAACGTAGACCTGGTCAAGCGCTATATGCCAGACCTGCTCAACGCAGCACGTATGCCAGGAGCTCCTGATTCTTACAAGCGAATGATAAACGCCCTCCTTAGAGAGGTGATGTAATGCGATGGCAGGAGAATACGTTCTTCGACCATCTCGATAAGTTCGGTAACTCACTGGGTTACGACAACTTCGGTGTCGCATTTATGCTGTCGATGGTTCCTTGGGAATCTCCAACAGATAGAGATAACTTCATCCGAGAAATCACCGGGCAAGATGTCAAGGGCGGAGAGCCCACACGATTCAACCAAGATTATGTGGAGTTCTAAATGGCTTTTTGGGATAAGTTCAAAGAACTTCTTATAGGAGCAATCCCTGGTGGAAACATTCTTGCTTCAAAGCAAGTCCAGGATGCCGCTATCAAGGCTGGAAAGATTGTCGCTCCAGTCGTTGAACCCGTTGTGGAGAAGGTTGTCCCTGTCGCAAAGTTTCTTGCTAGCGGTGTTACTGAACCACTCAAGGGTGTAGGCATACAGTTTGGTGGAGGTCCTGGTGGACTTGTCGCTGGTGCTGGTGCACAGATTGGTACATCTCGCGTTGGGGCACAGCTTGAGCGTGACTTGGGCGTAGAACTCAACTCAAAGCTTCGTGATGGTCTTTCTCAATACAACAAGGAGACAGCACAAGAGGCTGTTGTTCCACTTGACCCACTACTTCAGACGGCAGTTGCTGCCGAAAAGTACGTCTTTGAGCCTGTCGTCAAGCGTCCTATCGGTACCGCTGCGCTGCTTACTGACCCAGAAAGCCCCCTCTTTGAGGATGGTCCATATGGCAAGGGTCTGCAGATTGATGATATTCAAACCGCCTACAACCGAACCAAGGACGTATCTCTCGGTGTAGCCCTTACTAAGTCTTACCTCAAC